TCTTCGCCGAGACCGGCTCGAGGCTGGCGAATATCGTCGCGAGGGCCGACCAGGTCACGATTTCGCCGCCCATCTCGTCGGAGGCGTCGCCTGCCTGTTCAAGGACGAGTTCCATGCGGAACCGGCCGGGATCGATGCGCAATGACCGCCTCACAGCCGCCCCCTGCGCCAGGACGAGATCAGCCGGTCGAATTGCGGCGGGATCGAAACCGGCTGGTCGCCGGCACCAAAACCGGCGCGGAACTCGTACCAGTGGGCAACGAGCACGAGGACCGCGCGCTTCAGCCTTTCCGGCACGCCGTCGGCGTCGGCGCCGAAGCCGGCCGAAAAATCGATCTCGATGCCGTTCATGATGCGCGCCGGCTCGGGCCGCGTGGCGAAATAGAGCCGCGCCGGGCGCGAGGCGACGTCCACCTCGTAGGTGGCCGGATCGACCAGTGCAGCTTCGCCTTCGGTGCCGTAAACCGTCACCGAAAGGATTTCGATGACCGGAAAGCGCAAAAGCGCGACACGGCCGAAGCGCGGCCAGCGGTCCACGGCAAGGCGCCAGTTCTGGGAGACGAGGGCAAGACCCGTGCGCGCCTCGACTTCCTCGCGGGCGGCGCGGATCAGCCCCGCGATCAGATCGTCCTCGCTGTCGTGGCCGATGCGCAGTTGGGCCTTGGCATCGGCCACGGTCACCGGCTCGACCGCCGGCGCGGTGGTGCGGAAAAGAGTCATGAAAAGCCTGCAAGTGGTTGGAAGCGCAGCTTCCCTCCCCCTTGAGGGGAGGGTCCGGCCGAAGGCGGGGGGTGGGGTGGGCGCGGCAGTGTGTTGACTTTTTCTCCCCCCTTGAGGGGGAGATGGCCGCAAAGAGGCCAGAGGAGGTCAGTGCGGCAGTGCGCTACGTCAGCACCTCGACAAGAATGTCGAGCGCGTCCGCACTGACCCCACCCCGCGCCTGCGGCGCGACCCTCCCCTCAAGGGGGAGGGAAGCGACAACGCTACGCCGTCCCGAACTTCAACAGCTTGATGGCGTCGAAGTCCTGCACGCCGCCGCCGACGCGCTTGGTGGTGTAAAACAGCACGTAGGGCTTGGCGGAGTACGGGTCGCGCAGCACCTTCACGCCGGTGCGGTCGACTACGAGATAGCCGCGGGCGAAGTCACCGAAGGCGATCGGCATGCCATCGGCGGCGATGTCGGGCATGTCCTCGGCCTCGACCAGCGGGAAGCCCATCAGCATGGCGCGGCTGCCGGGCGCGGCCGGCGGCTGCCAGAGATAGTTGCCGTCGGCATCCTTCAGCTTGCGGATGGTCGCCTGGGTCTTGCGGTTCATGACCCAGCTCGCGTTCTGGCGATAGCCCGCCTTCAGCGCATAGACGGTGTCGATCAGCACGTCCGAGGGATCATCCGCCGGCAGCGCGCCGGACACGCCGGTCAGCACGTAACCGAGCTTGCCCCAGGCCCAGCTCGCCTCGGCGGCGGTCGCATAGGCCAGGAAGCCCTTCGGCTTGTTGGTGCCGTTGCCGCTGATGAAGGCGGCGCCCTCCTGCTCGGCAAACGCGCTCTCGACCTCGCTCGCGATCCACTGGTCGACATCGACCACCGCGTCCTCGAGCAGCGATGCGGTCGCCGCCGGCATGGCGTAAAGCTCGACGGTCGGGAACTGCAGTTCGTCCAGCGTGGCCGTCGCGGTCTCGGGTCGGGCCGCCGTCTCCGCCACCCAGCCGACCGCGGGACCGGAGATCGAGAAGGGCTTCTTCAGGACCGCGCCGGAGACCTGGCGCACCGAGGCTATCGAGCGGATCGGCGAGATCTGCGCCAACCGCCGGCCGATCGCGGCTTCCGTCTCGTCCGGCACCAGGTAACCGCCGTCCTGGCCGGAGCCGTAGGACATCGCCTTGGTGTCGAGCGAGCGGATCAGGCGGTCGTCGCCGCTGCGGATATAAGCCTCGAAGGCCTGTTTGTGCTCGCTGGGCATCGCCTGGAAGCCCCCGTCGCGGCCGAGCGCCGGTCGTGCCTTCTTCAGGTTGAGCTGGTCGAGCGCGCGCTTATGCTCGTCGAGCGAGCGCGACATGCGGTCCACCTTCTCGGTGGTGATCACGTCTGCGCCCATGCGCTTCTCGATCTGCTGCAGGCGCTGGTCGTTGTCCTGCTTGAAGCTCTCGAAGAGCCGCATGAAATCGTCGAAGGCGACGAGCGCGTCGTCACTCACCGCCTTGGTCTCCGGCGAGACCGGGTTCAATCCTGCCGTCATCTGGTCATTTCCTTTCACTGGAAGAGGGTTGCGGCCCGGCGGATTTTCCGCGCCAGAGCCGACGGATCGTCGGGCGCGGCGTCCCGCTCGCGCATCAGGCTGGCGAAGCCGCGGGTGATGACCGCCTTGGCGTCGCCTCGCGTCAGCCCAGCGTCCCGCGTGAGCCAGCGTTCGAATTCACGGATGGTGGGAAGCGCCTGGCGCGCGCCGAAACCCTTGACTTGGCTGACGCGGGCGCCGGGCAGCATCGGGAAGGTCACCACCGAGATCTCCCACAGATCGGCCTCAAGGATGCGGCGCACGCCGCCGGCCGCCTCCTTGCGCGCCTTGACGGTGCGGAAGCCGATCGAGAGCCCGTCGAGCGCGCTCGCGCGCATTAGGTCGAGTACCTCGCGCGCCCGCTTCACGCCCTGGGCAAGCTTGCCGCGAACGAAGAGGCCGCGCTCATCCTCGCGGATCTCGGTCCATGCGCCGATCGGCTCGCTCGGATCGTGCTGGTAGAGCATGCGGATGCCGGCCGCGCCGCGCTCGGCCAGCGAGCGGGCGAAGGCGCCGCGCTCGACACGGTCGTTGGATAAATCGACCGTGCCGAACAGGCTGGCATAGCCGGAAAAGCTGCCGTCCTGGTCCAGTTCCCCGAGCGGCAGTTCCACGCGTTTGCGCTCCATTCCCTAACCTTTCCAGAAATCGGTGAGACTGCCGCGCTGCAGCGTGCGGATGACGAAGCCGAGCGCCCACCAGGCGCAGAAGCTCGCCGCGGCCGAGCCCATCAGCATCAGCTCGGCGTCGCCGATCGAGGCCGGCAGCGACAGTTCGTCGGCGATCTTCAGTCCGGCGGCGCTGCCGAAGACGACGCCGCAGGCGATACCGACGCCGAAGCGGATCGCCGCTTCGCGCCGGCCGCGCGGCAATACGTAGGCGAGCGAGACCGCGGAGCCGAGCACCGCGCCCGCGCCCTTCACCGCCCACAGAAGGGCGGCGTTGGACATGTCGGACATTGGTTGGAGTTCCCGCGAACCTCAGTTGATTGCTATACGGGCGCAGCGAGTGAAGCTGAAAAATCACGACCGCTTCTCGTCGTCGGTGAGGAAGCTTGCCTGGCCGATGCGCGCCCAGAGCGCGTCGCGCTCGCCGGCCAGCCCCTCCACCTGGTCGGCGTCGTACCAGAGCCTTAAGCCCGGCCCGAAGATGCCGGCGAACCAGGCCGAAAGATCGCGCGCCGTGCGCGAGACCAGCGGCACCACCGTATGGCGATAGAAGGCGCGGTTCGCCTCCTGGTAGTTCGAATAGGTGTTGTCGCCCGGAATGCCGAGCAGCATCGGCGGCACGCCGAAGGCGAGCGAAGGCACCCAATATGCGACCTTATTTCTGCTGCGAAATCCTACGGCTCAGCCCCAACCCACGACAACCTTGTCGGGCCATTTCGGATGATTCAACCACACGCGAACACGGGTGTTGAGATCAGACACGTCCGTTTCGAGCAATATCTCGTCGAGCACGGTGGTGATCATCAGTTTTCGGTTGGGAGTCTCGATCATCCCATCGAAAGCAGGCGCGAATTTGGGCGTAACTTCTTTTGATTTCCCGAGCGTGAATTCGGTATTGCCGTCAATTTCGGGATAGCAACCGACAGAGACGCTTTCTCCGTTAGCGTGGATTAAATCACTATCGGTGTGAACGGGAGGCCTCGTATGTAGGTTGTCAGACACGAATACGATGGAATTTATTGGCCCCGAGACGGTGCTCATCATTTCAAAAATAACCCTTCTTCAGCGAGCTGACGTAGCCTCCTTGACCCCTGCTGCATGCCAAGCAATGCGGATAAATGCGCCCCGGCCTTCCTTCGGAATTCACTGCGTTGGGGTCTTGATGGTCGCCGACGAAATTTCCTGAGACCGTCCCCGGATCCTTCGTCCCGCAGGTGTGACAGCCATACGTTCTCCCGATCCGATTGTTTTCACGGATTTCCTCGGACGTCCAGCTTCGGCCCGGGCCTCTGGCCGGTTGTGACTCAACGGC